ATGTTATCACATACACTCACAACTCGTTTAAGGACGAGGAGGAAATACCTACGTCGGTAAAAACAGCAGTTTTGCTACTGGCGGAGGCATACGGGCATAACGCAGCAATCGCAGCGAAAGAGGTCAAGTCGGAAACATTCGACGATTACAGCTACACCGCCGAAACCAGCCAAATCAGCATAGAGGCGTTAGACCTTGCGGCACTCCTTGATGATTACGTCAAGGCAGAGCCGAGGAATGGAGTAACGCTCCGCATGAGAAAGCTTTAAGGAGGTGCGGCATGAGCTTAGAAATGCTTTTAGACCACCTTTGCGACATATATCACACACAGGAGGGACAGACCTCGCCCGGCTACGGCCTTGCAGCGTCGCCCTCCTTTTCCTATCCCGAAAAGCCGGACATAGAGGCACAGAGCTGCCATTTCGGAGTGCGTTCACAGAGCGTAACAATTTCACAGACAGCCCCGGCAAACCTCATGGACGCAAAAATCAAACTAACACTCCCAGTAGATACAGATATTCGCCTCAACGACAAAATTGTTGATTGCGAAACCGGGCTTGAATACACAGCGGAGCAGCCCCGGAACATAAGGGGACACCACAAATTCGTGTATATCAAGAAAGTGGGAGGGCAGCAGGCATTATGAGTGTTGTTAATATTGATATGTCAGAGTTTAGAGAGTTTTTCGGGAGCGTCGAAAAGGCAGCAAAAGGAGAGTTCCGCAAGGAGTTCGAGCTGTTTTTGGAGGGGCTTGGAAACGAGTTCTTGAGGATTTTGCAGGACGAGATTATACGCCGACAGGTAATGGACAGCAGGCTCTTACTCGCCAGCTTCGAGAGAGGCAACGACGGAAACGTATGGCGAATACAGGAGGGCGGACTGGTATTAGAAGTTGGCACAAATCTTGACTACGCAAGTTATGTGAATGACGGTCACTGGACAAATACCAAAGGCGTTGCAAGACGCTGGGTGCCGGGCTACTGGCAGGGCGACCGTTTTATTTACGACCCAGCCGCAGAAAGCGGCATGATGTTAAAGCAGCACTGGGTAGAGGGAAAACACTATTGGGACAGCGCATTGCGTATTCTCAATCAAATTTACCCGGAGCTTTTGGAGAAAAAACTGCAGGAATGGTTAGACAGCTATTTCGGCGGATAACACGGAGGAGGTGGAGCAATGCTTGAGCAGGAATTAGCAAGCATTATCAAATTTACGCTCGACAGAGCAGGAAACCCCTCGCCGTACTACTGGAATGTCCAGCAGAATTTCAATGTCCCGGCGGTCTATTTTCCTACGCCGGAAATTTCAACCGGGGGCGAAACCTTTGCGACGTACAAAATGGAATACGTTTGGTTTATAAAGTTTTTCCATAAGACTTCGCAGCAGGCATACGCACTCGCTTTTGAGGTATTGACGGCGATTAAGGGAAACCGCAACCTAATTCCCCTCATCACAGAAACGGGAGAGAGGGCAGAGGGGAACGTAAGAATAAACGACCCGAAACTAAAGGTACTGGATAACGGAGCCACCCAGCTCACAATAGACTGGACGAGCCGCCGACCGTACAACAGACACGAAGCGGTCAAAATGCAAACGTATGAAGTGGAGTTATGGGATAAGGCAGAGGCCTACACCGAGAAGCCTATTTCAGAGGCAATGGCGGAGGCATTGGAACAATATGCAATCCCAGCCACGGAATAACAACCGGGCAGCACCCGGAGAAATAAAGGAGGCAAGAGCAATGGGTACTAACAAAAGTACTAACACAGCCGGAGCAGCGGAGGCAGCACCCGAAAAAGTGCAGCAGGCCGCAAAGTTCCCGGTGGAGAAGTTGGCTGCGAATTGCAGACAGCTTTTCGGCGTTTCTTCTTGCACTTTCGCAGGAGCGACGTATGGAATGACGGGAGAATACACCGTCGCAGAAATGAAAGCACACATCAAAGCATGGTGCGGTAAGGAGGTAAAGTAACATGGCAGGTGGAACATTCGACAAGCTGGTAGGAAAGACCCGTCCCGGCACTTACATTAACTTTGTGAGTGGGAAGCAGGACGTACTCGGTATCAGCAGCAGGGGTACTGTTATCGTTCCCCTTATTAACCACAATTACGGGCCGGTAGGCGAATACATTACGCTTACTAACGCCAGCCCGGACGCAGCAAGGGCGAAGCTCGGTTACAGCATTTACGACAAGGATAAAAACCGTCAAATGCTGCTTGTCAGAGAGGCGTTCAAAAAGGCTGCAAAAGTCCTCGTGTACCGTGTAAACGGCGGCACGGAGGCAAAGGCAACCAGCGAGAGCATTACAGCAGTTGCAAAGTACGCAGGCACAAGAGGAAATGCGTTGAGCTTTTCTGTTGTTGCGAATGTACTCGACGAAACAAAGTTCGACGTACTTGTAAACCTTGACGGCAGCAAGGTTGCGGAATACACCGGCCTTACAACTGTTGAGGAGCTTATTGCGCAGAACAACGAGTATATCACATTCTCCGGCACTGGCAATCTCGCAGCGGTAGCAGGTGTTACCCTCACAGGAGGTACAGATACCGCAATGGAGAACGTAGACGCAACGAAATTCCTCGACAGCATTGAGGGAGTTAAGTTCAATACGCTTTGTTTCCCTATCGCAGACGCAAGCCTGCAGGCAGCAGCAAAGACCAAAATCAAGTATATGCGTGAGAATATCGGCAAGGGCGTACAGGTTGCTATGCCGGACACTGAAAGCGACGATTACGAGGGCGTTATTAACGTAACAAACTCTGTTGTTGTTGACGGCGAGGAGCTTACACACGCAGAGGCTTGTGCATGGGCGGCAGCGGCTACGGCGGCAGCAAAGAACACACAGAGTAATACCTACGTTGAATACGAGGGTGCTACGGCTGTTGTGGACGCAAAGAGCCACGAGGAGGCTGTTGCAGCAATCAATAACGGAGAGTTTTTCTTCTCTGTTTCCGAGGCAGGAGCAGTTGTTGTAGAGTACGACATTAACTCCCTCGTAACCTTTAAGGACGGCAAGGACAAGAGCTACCGCAAGAACAGAGTTATCAGAGTATTCGATACCTTTGCAGAGGCGTTACAGCTCAACTTCCCTCCGAACAAGTACGACAACGAGGGTGACGGCTGGGACATTATGGAGGGCATTGGCCGCACCATTTTGAAGCAGTTTGACGACGCAGGAGCGATTACTGACGTTGACTACGATAACGACTTCCTTGTTGACAGAGAATTAAGTCAAGGCGACGAGACTTATTTCAATGTCGGCTTGAAGCCTGTGGATAGCGCAGAAAAGCTCTACTTCACAATTTCCACGAGATAAGGAGGATAAGCGGATATGGAATACAACAAAAATCCCATTTCCCTGCGTGAGGGAAAGGTATTCATTGACGGCGTAGAGTGCTTGGATAGCGTAAACTGCAATATCAAGTTCACGCCGGACGTATGGACAGGAAAGCAGCTCGGCGAGCGCAGCAATAGCAGCCGTTGGCTGGGTTACAACATTACAGGAACGATTACCCGTAGACGTTCCACTAACTGGCTTGAGGAGAAAATCAAGGAGTACAAAAAGACGGGAGCAACGCCGGAGCTTACTATTCAAGGTATTATGAACGACGAAAACAGTGATTACTACGCAGCGCACGGCAGCAGCACTGTTACTGTTGTTGGTTGCGTTCTCACTGGCGATTTGCCTTTGACAGCCCTCGACAGCGGCGGCGAGGTTGTGGACGATACCCTCAACTTCAACGGCAAGGATATTGTATAAGCAACAGGCAGCAGGCGCAGCCCCTTTACGGCGGATAACCGGGAGGGGCTGTAATTTTATGAAAAGGAGAATAAATCACTATGGCTAAGAAAGATTTGAAATATTTTATGCGTAGCAATGAGCCGGAGGTAGTTACCGCACCCGGCCCGGAAACCTTTAAGGACGAAAACGGCGAGGTAATTCAGTTTGAGATTAAGAAGCTCACGCAGGAGGAAATCAACCGTATCAATGACGCATACCGCAAGCGCAGCATGGCGACTGACAAAAAGGGCAATCCGCTCATTGCTGCAGGCGAGGTTGTTTGGAAAACTGAAAAGGACAGCGCAAGAGCAGCCCGTCACATGATTGTGGAAGCATTGCAGTACCCGGATTTGAAAGACCCGGATTTGATGAAGCACTACGGCTGCGTGGACGTTACGGAAATGCCTCTCAAGGTATTCAGCTCCGCAGACGAATACCAGCACGTTTCCCGTATTGTAATGCAGGCTCTTGGGCTTGTGGCAGCAGTAAGCGACGACGAGGATTTGGCTGACGCAAAAAACTCGTAAGCACTCCCGGCAGCGACGGCTATTGGGCGAGCGTACTGTGGCAGAGGCATAACCTCCGTATGGAGGATTTTTATAATATGCCCCGGAGGTTACAGTTGCTCTACATAGCGTCGGAGCTTGAGGAGGATAGAAACCCTTGCAGACATGACACCATTAAGGGAGGAGGCGGTATTTAGTGGCTGATTTATTGGCAAGGTTTAAGCTGGTTGATGAAATGAGCGACAAGCTCGGCAATTTGGCAGAGAGCGGTCAGAATATGGTAGACCAGTGGGAGCAGGCCGGAGAAGCAGTAAACGCCGCTTTCGAGGGCATTGCAGGAACGACGACCACCACGGCGACGACAATAGACGGGGTAGCAACCTCTATTTCGGATATTGCGGAGCAGACAGACCATTGGACGGCGGCAGTTGGAAATTACGACCGGGGCGCACTGGAAGCAGTCTACTCTACCGAGGAATTGGTAGAAATGGGGCTAAAGTCAGTTGAGGCACTGGAAGAACAGGAGCGTATGCTTGAACAGTGTGAGCGTTCGGCTGGCGAATTAAGTAAGGCGATAGACAATACGGCAGACACCCAAAAGGAATTGAGCAACGCTATGGAGCAGGCGGACAAGGCTGTAAAAGCCTTGACGAATAACGAGGACGTTTCGGCGGAAACAAAAGCAGACTTAGCAAAGGCGGCAGAACAGGCGGCAGAGGCTATGAATGAGCTTGAAAGAGCGCAGGAGGAGGCTAACGAAGCTATGGAAGCCTACGACAGGACGCTAACCTCCGGGACGGACAACCTGCAGGAGCTGGAAGCAGCGGCGGAAAGGGCCAGCGACGCAGCGGACGCATTGGCACAGGCTAATAACAGAGCGAACGAAGCCACAGAGGAGCTTGCGAGGGCAACCGAACAGGCAACAGAGGAGGCGGAGGACGCAGAGAAGTCCGGCACAGAGGCGGCAGAGGGCATTGCGCAGGCTTTGGCAGCGGCAGGCATAACGGCTATGGTAAAAGAGACGGCAGAGGCCGTCTACGAACTTGCGGACAGTTTTTCGGAGGCGGAGAAAACCATAGTCGGAGCAACCGGGGCGACTGGAGAGGAGCTTGAGGCACTTATGGCAAGTGCGACAGAGGTATTTTCCTCCTCAAACGCAGAGAGCCTAAACGACGTAGCGGCAGGCATGACAGCAGTACAAAAGGCAACCGGGCTTGTAGGCGACGAGCTTGAACAGGCGACCAGCGCAGGCATTGTGTTGGAGGATATTTTCGGTTATGAAGTTCCGCAGTCCGCAAGGACGGCCAGCTCTTTGATGAAAAACTTTGGGCTTACAGCGAAAGAGGCGTACAACCTTATTACGATTGGAGCGCAGAGTGGGGCGGATAAGAATGGCGATTTACTGGACGTGTTAAACGAATATTCGGCGCATTACGCAGCCCTCGGCCTTTCGGCGGAGGAATTTATGTCGAGCCTTATCGACGGCGCAGACGCAGGCGTATTCTCTGTTGACAAGGTTGGTGACGCTGTTAAAGAGTTCAACATCAGAGCGAAAGACGGCAGCGAAACCAGCGCACTCGCATTTGAAATGCTGGGAATGGACGCAGAGGAAATGTCGGCGAAGTTTGCAGCCGGAGGCGAGACGGCGAGTGAAGCATTCTTTGCTGTTGTTTCAGCGTTGGACGGACTGGACGACCCTATGACAAAGAATACAGCGGCAGTTGCGTTGTTCGGTACTATGTACGAGGATTTGGAGGCGAGCATCCTCCCGGTACTTGCAAATATTGAGGGCGGAACGATTGAAATGCACGACGCATTGGCGGTTGTTTCGGAGGACGCAAAATCAATGGGGGATAGCTGGAAAGAAGCAGGAAACTCGGTACAGACGGCTTTTTCGACGGCGATTTCCCCGACAGTAACAAAAGCGTCCACAGCACTCGCAGGCATTGTTAAGGGTGTAGGAAATTTCCTGCAGGAACACCCGAAAGTAACAAAAGCGATTACGGCAATAGGCGTTGGGCTTGGCGTTGTGGTTGTTGGAATAGCCGGAGTTGCATTTGCAACGTCCTCGGCAATCCCGGCAATTATTTCGTTCGGTACGGCGTTGAACACCGCACTCGGCCCGATTGGCTGGGTATCACTTGCTATTACGGGAATTGTTGCAGCAGGAGCGGCACTCGTGGCAATGATGAACGATACGGAGGACGCAACCCTCGAAATGACAGCAACAACGAGGTCACAGTATTACCAGTTGCAAGACCTTAACGAGCAATACGACGAGGCTTGCAAAAAGTACGGAGAGACTTCGGAGGAGGCTTCGAGCCTTAAATATCAGATTGACACACTTTCCGAATCGCTTGAGGAGAACGGAAAGACGGTAGAGGAGCTTGCGGCAGAGTGCGACGCTCTTATCGAGAAACACCAACAGCTTATGCAGGAGTGCGACGAGACTACCGAGGCACTGAAAAACGAGGAGCTGGGAAACCTTGCGCTCATTACGAGACTGGAAGAACTGGCTTCGTCAACAGACCAAACAGCAAGTACACAACAGGAAATGGAGGCTATTATCAGCGGCCTCAATTCCAGTATCGACGGCTTGAATTTGTCTTACGAGGATTTGGTAGAAAACCAAGACCAAGCCCTCTCGTCTTTGCGAGCAATGGCAGAGGCAGAGGCGAAGCGTGAAAAGACGCAGGCCATGTACGACGAGTATGTTAAACTCATTCGCCAGCAGGCAGAGGAGGAAGCGAAACTCGCAGAGGTAACAGAGGAGGTTGCAGCGGCAGAGGAATGGGCTGCGCAGGCGACAGATGAATACCTCGATTACCTTACTATGGTTACAAGGTATGACACTACGGGAATGGCTGGGCTTTCGGCTTATTTCAGTAACGAATACAAAGAAATGTCAGCAGCAGAGGAGGCGTTTGATACAGCCGCCACAAAGCAGGAGGAATTGCAGACTGCTCTTGATGAAACAACGGCTCGCATTGCAGAGCTTGAGCAGGAGTGGAGCGATATTGCAAATGCTTCAACCGAAGCTGCGGACGAAATGGTATCTTACGAGGACGCAGTAGATACGGTAATAGGCAACGTACAGCAGGAATTGACCGAGCTGGCAAACGCCTACGACGTTGCATACGAGGCAGCAAGAAACAGCATTGACAGCACAATTGGACTATTTGACACAATGAGTACCGAGTGCGAAACCTCTGTAAGCGATATGCTGGCAGCATTGCAGAGCCAAACGGAATACCTCGACACCTACGCAGAGAACTTGCAGAAAGCGGCAGAGTATGGCCTCGACGACGGACTTATCCAGTCTTTGAGCGACGGCAGCACGGAGAGTGCAGGCTACCTGCAGGAGCTTATCTCAAATATCGAAGCACTGGGCGGCACTACAGAGGGACTTTCCACGGAGGCGCAGGAGTTTGTTGACAGTTTCAACACGGCTTTTGCTGATGTTCAGACCTCGAAAGACGAGTTTGCAACAGCAGTTGCCGATATGGAAACGAACTTTACCGAAAGCGTAGACGCAATCGGAGAAAAAATGCAGGAAATGATTACCGACATGAACATGAGCGAGGACGCAGCAGCGCAAGCGAGTGCGACTATGGATAGTTATATTTCCAGCATTAAGGCAAAGCAGGCGGAGGCAGTCAGCGCAGCAGAGGCAGTCGCTGCAGCAACGGCGGCAGCATTAAGCACGTCGGCAAGCACGGGCAGTGCGGTTACTGTACCCGGTCACGCAAACGGCACGACCAGCGCAGAAAGCGCATTTATAGCAGGCGAGGAGGGGCGTGAGCTTATCGTAAGCAAGGCAGCGGCCTACGCAAACGGTACGACAGATAGTGACCCATATTATATCGCCGGAGAGAACGGGCCGGAGTTGATTATCGGGCAGCAGGGCAGCACGGTATTCCCGACAGAGGAAACAGACCGTATTATCGACGCACTGGGAGAGAGACGACCACTACAAGTATTTGCGCAGGCAGGCGGCAGCGAGGGCAGAGAACAGACCACGGAACAGGTCAAAAAGATACTGCTTGAGATTGCAGGAAGCGGCGCAATCGAGGTGGGAGGCACAGGAGGCGCAGACAAGGAAACTATTCTTGAGGTGCTGTACGAACACTTGAAGCCAGTTCTTATGAGCATTATTCAGAGCGAAATTTACGAGGAGGGAGAGTTGTCTTATGAGTTCTAATTACCAAATGTGGCTTACCTACAATGCGGAAAAAGAGAAGATACAGCTCCCCGTCCTGCCGGAGTTGTTCCAAGTAAAAAACGGCAGCAACGACGAAAGCGTGAACGTGACAGGGCTGGGGGAAATCATCATCATGCAGAGCCGCCCAGCCCTGCAATTTAGCTTTTCGAGCTTTTTCCCGGCGACGAAGTTTCCGGGGCTGCAGGTTGACAGCATTACGAAGCCACTGACGCTCATTGAAAAAATCAACACATGGAAAGCCAGCAAGAAGCCTATACACTTTATTGCGACGGCTTGCAATGTGGATATATACGCAAGGGTAGCGAGTTTTGACTACCACGAGGTAGGAGGCGACCCCGGAACGTATCAGTACACAATCACCCTAAAGGAATACAGGGAGATTACGGTGCGACAGGTAAAGGTAGATATACCGAAAGCTGTTGCAACGGTGCAGAAAACAGAGCCACGAGTAGACAACACAGTTACGCCGCAGACCTACACGGTAAAGAGTGGCGACTGTCTTTGGAACATTGCAAAGAAGTTGCTCGGAAGTGGCTCGAAATACACGCAGATTTACAACGCAAACAGAGGGGTAATCGGAGGCAACCCAAATTTGATTTACCCCGGACAGGTTTTGACTATCCCGGCATAAGGAGGCGAGGCAATGGCGGACGGAATAAGCCTAATTATCATCAAAGGCGAGCAGGGCTATGACGTTACCCAGCTCGTCGAACAAATCAAATGGAAAGGCAGAAAAGGCTCGGCGGCTCGTTCTATTGTCGTTACGCTTGTTGACGACGACGGGTACAAACACGCCCGGAGTGAGATTGACGTAGAGCAGGGACACCAGTGCTTATTTCAGTACAACGGCGTTGAGCTTTTCCGTGGGATAATCATGGCGCAGACGCAGAACAGCAAGAAGAAAATGCAATTTACGGCCTACGACAACGGCATATACCTTGCAAATAACAAGGACACTTTCACTTACGAGGGAAAGACAGCCAGCGACGTATTTCGGGATTGCTGCACACGTTTCGGCCTGCCTATGGGGGAGGTAGCAAACTGTTCTTACAAAATCCCGGAGCTTACCAAGAGCAAAACAACAGCATTCGACGCTATATGCGACGCAATGAGCCTCGATTTCGACGCTACTGGAATAAGACACTATGTAGCCTCGGAAAAAGGCAAATTGAAGCTGCTGACACGCCGGGAGAACATTTTACAGTGGGTAATTGAGGTAGGGCAAAACCTTACCTCATACTCCTACACAAAGAGCATTGAGGACATTAAGACCCGTGTAAAAATGGTATCGAAAGAGGGGACGACGATTGCAGAAAAAGCTAACGCAGCCCTTGAGGGCAAAATTGGCGTATTTCAAGAAATCAATCGCCCGGACGAGAGTTTAACCACGGCGCAGATAAACGACCTCATTGCAAGCATACTCGACGAAAAGAGTACGCCGGAGCGGACGCTGGATATTGAGGCGATAGGAATACCCGAAGTGATTTCGGGTATCGGGGTATATATTATTATCCCGGAATTGGGGCTATCCCGGACGTTTTATGTAGACAGCGATACGCACACATTCAAAGACAATAAGCACATTATGTCGCTGAAACTCAACTATGCGAACGACCTTTCAAAAGAGGGCAAGAGCAGCACAGGAGAGAACGCAGCTAAAGAGTATAAGGTTGGCGACGTTGTTCAATTCAACGGAGGCTATCACTATGTAAGCAGCACGGCGAGCAATCCGACCGGGTCAAAATGCAACGCAGGCCCAGCAAAGATTACGCTCATTGCAAAGGGAGCAAAGCACCCGTACCACCTTATACATACGGACAGCAGCTCAAGAGTGTACGGCTGGGTAGACGACGGCACATTTAGTTAGGAGGTGCGGATATGGCAGGAGAGGCAAGCGGACAGACGAGCCTCAAAGGGCTATTTCAAGGAATGGCAGGAGGCGGCGCAGAGGTTTTGCAGGGCATTGTCAAATCAGCAAGCCCTATCAAAATACAGATTGTGAATGACGAAAAGCTCACAATCGGGCCGAACATAACCTATATTCCGAGACATTTGACAGACTACACTACCGAGGTAACGGTAGACTGGGCGACAGAAAACACAAGCGGCGGAAGCGGCGACGCTGCATTTCAGAGCCACAAACACGCCATAAAGGGGCGCAAGACTATTACGGTGCATAATGCGTTGAAAGTTGGGGAGAGGGTACACGTCCTCGCATTCAACAAAGGCAAACAGTATTATGTGCTGGATAGGATAAGCTGATATGGCAGACGTTTATATTCCTATCCCGATTGACACGGTAACGGAGGCGGAGGAGCAGCCGTCTTTGACCTATCGCCTCGACCTTGACAAAGGGAGGATTGTGGGTAAGGTGGACGGGCTGACAGCAGTAAATCAAGCTATCAGAAAAGCCATTATTACACCACGTTTCAAATGCCTCATTTACGACAACCAGTACGGAAGTGAGATAGAGGAGGCAATCATAACAAAGGACGCAAGCCCGGACTATATAGAGGCAGTAACAGAGGGCTTCATAAGGGACGCATTGCGCCCGGACACAAGGATATTATCAGTGTACGACTTTCAATTTACCTTTGAGGAGGACAAGGCTCATGTCTTTTTCAGAGCGGACACGATATTTGGACAAACAGAGATTGAGGAGGTGATTTAGAGTGTTTCAAGATTACACATACGAGCTGCTTTTGGAGGACGTTTTGAACAATGCGCCGGAGGGGATTGACACCCGACCGGGCAGTATATTTTACGACGCAGTTTCGGGTATTTTGATAAAGGTTGCAAAACTCTACACAGACCTTGACCTCGTTTTGGAGCTTACGAGCATAACGACAGCCACAGGGGACGCACTGGACACAAAAGCCGGAGAATACGGCATTGTAAGACTGGCAGCGACGAAAGCGAAATACTACGTTGAGTTTGAGGGCGTTACGCCGCAGCTTGGCGAGAGATTTTATACCGACGGACAGTATTTCAGACTGGCAGAGGACGCAGAGGCCGGGGTGCTTTATCTTGAGGCGGAAATCGCAGGCAGCAGCGGCAACGAGATTTACAGCGGCACACCAGCCGTCCCGGTAAACAACATTGAGGGGCTGACTGCAGCGACGTTTGGAGCGATTTATGAGAATGGCAGCGACGACGAGGAGGACGAAAGCCTCCGTACCCGTGTGCAGGAGAAAATCGCAGGCCCGGCAGAGAACGGCAATAAGCAGCACTACAAAACGTGGTGCGAGAGCCGGGAGGGTGTAGGCAGAGCGAGAATATTCCCTCTTTGGAACGGGCCAAACACCGTGAAAGGCGTTTTAATCGACGCAGAGGGGCAGCCCTGCAGCGAAAGCAAGGTGTCGGAAGTGCAGGAATATATCGACCCGGCGACAAAAGGCTACACAGCCACAGTTGACGGTAAGGTATATGTTGTAGGCGACGGGCTTGGAGAGGGAGTTGCAAATCTCGGCGCACATTTCACGGCAGCAGCAGCGACACCGCTGGAAATCAAAGTGTCGTTCGAGGCGGAACTGGCAAGCGGAGCTACGCCGGAGGCTGCAGAGCAGGAAGCGACAGAGGCTATTGAGCAATACCTCAAGGAGCTTGTGCTTACGACGGTTGAGGCAACGGACATTGTTGTGCGTGTTTCGGCTATCGGTGCAATTTTGAGCGGCCTGCAGAATTTGCTCGATTACAGCAATTTGAAGCTGAACGGAGCGACCAGCAACATCATACCGGGAGAGGACGACGTACCAGTTGTCGGGGAGGTGGTTATTGAGTGAAATTCTATGAAAAATATTTCGCCAGCAACTACGACGAGCTGATAACGTACTACCCTCGATTTTACCGGGACGTGTTCGAAATGGTGGAAATCCTAAAGGCTCACGGCAGGATTGCAGACGAGCTTGAGGATAATATCGAGCAGACATACCTCAACAGCTTTATCGACTATGCGGACGAGGAAACAATTACAAAACTGGAAAGATTTTTGATGATAGGACTGAACAAAAGTCGCTCTTTAGAGGAGCGCAGGCGACTTGTTAAGTCCTATTTTGTTGGCTTTGGTAAAGTTTCCGCAACAATGTTGGAGGAAATGATACAGAGTTATACAAACGCAGCGGTAGAGAGCAGGTTTGAGCCGTCCGACGAGGAGGGCAATAACACGCTGTATATCAATTTCCAGCGAGGCAAAGAGCCGACGCTCTACATGAGCGATATTAACCTGTTGCTGGGGAAGAAAATTCCGGCGCACATTAACTGGCAGGCGGCAGTAACGTATCGCTTCCCGGTCGGAGTTGGAGTAAGGAGAACGTATTACAAATACGGCTACGACTACTGCGGAACAAAGCCGGATATTGCAATGCTTGGCGCAATCGTCACACGGGCGAGCGTCACGCAGGCACGGGCGAGAAATTACAGCTCGCAGCATGAGCAGGCCAGCGAGGAGCAGCTAACAGGGCAGCACCCGGACGTATCGACCATAGGCGATTATTTGGCCGTCAGCAGCGTTTTGGAGGCTAATAGGAGGATTTATACCTCTGACTATAAAACGGCGCAGGAGGAGGCACAGGAAGCCGGAGAATGGCCGGAAAGCACCACGCTCGGAGCAAGCAACGAAATTAACGCCGGGGCAGGAGTGAAAGTTACTGACTACGGCGTTGATTATATTTACTGCGGCACACAGTTGGCGCAGAGTTAGGAGGTAGGATATGGCTTTTTGGACGGAAAAATTCATGGGGAAAATGCGTTCAGAGTGGTTACGCAGGATTAACAAAATCCAGTATTACGCCGGAGGCAAATGGTATGACGCTGTTATTACCGAAAAGAAAATCTCCGGGAATACGCTTTATGTAACCAGCACCACGACGGACAGCGAAGCCCTCACAATTACCAGCGTCAGACTGCTCGACACAGCAGGAGAAGTCGCCGGGCAGATTAGCGAGAGTATCAAGAAACTTTCCACGCAGGGAGTAATCACTGTTTGGGAATTTCCTTTATACGAAATCACAACGACGGACTAAGGAGGTGAGTACAGAATGTCTTACAAGATTTTGGTGTGGAAAGACCACGCCGTAACACCCGGAAACACCTATACGGTAACGGAAAACAGCGACGGTACAATCACGCTGACACCAGCCGGAAAAGTGGTACAGCAGGGTACAAATATGAGCGCAGTCAATTTCAATAACATGGAGCTGGGTATTTTCGCTGCTAACATGACGGCAGCGGAGGCTATGCAGCTTATCCGCCATGTGAAAGACAAGACAGAGGCTCTTGAGGGACTTGTTATTGAGACAACCCTCACGAACAACAAGAAGTACCCATTTAACGACAGCGTAAAGACGATTGCCCTCGGCAACGACAATGTACGCAACAACAAAGATTACACGGTTATTTGCGAGGCGGAGGCGGCAGACGGTTTTGTTGGCGATATTAACATCACGGACAAAATGCTGAACGGCTTTAAGATTGCCTATACGGGCAGCGCAAGCAGTGTAAAAATCAAGTGCTATGTGCAGGGAGGCAGATAACAATGGCAAACGTAATTATCAAATCGGACGAACGCAGAGCCTGTGAAGAAAGAGTAATGCAGTCGTTCGGAGTAAACAGAGCCGACGGAGCAGCAAGAGAAGCGGCAGCGGTAATCGCAGCTCGCTCACAGGAGGCTTACAAAGAAATGAGAAGAATGGAGGATAGACGCAGATGAAAGAAGTAATTATGACACCCGGCACTCATGTTGAGTATGAGACGACTTCCAAGAGCATTATTTTCGGCGACGAGGATTTGTCTATTAACCTCAAGAACAGAGAGAGGGACGAAAAGGTGCTTATCGACATTTGCACCGACGAAAACAAAGAGCTGACAATGGGAACGGCAGCAGGCCTCAAGTATGTTGCGCAGGTAGAAATTCCTGCAAGACAGTACACAGAGGAGGAGGGCGAGCCGGACGAGGACGGCAGACCGACTACAATCTATGTTCCTGTTGCTTTCGATATTGACAACTGCACAATTTATTTGTGGGGAATGGAGGACTAAGGCATGAGTAATTTTGACGATATGAAACTGGCGGTAGAGGCACTTTCCGGCGGAAAGAATACCGTACTTTTTGACGACCTCGGTATGCCGTCAATTATGGTTATTTTACCGAAAATGATTTCCAACGCTATTTGCGAGGGAGCAACAGAAACCGTACACCCGGCATTTGTTTTGGACGGCGTTGAGCAGGAAAAAGTGGCACTTTCCAAGTATCACAATATTATCGTGAACGGCAGAGCGTATTCGCTGCCTATGCAAGACCCGAAAGCGAGCCTCGACTGGACAGCGGCGCAGGCAGCCTGCAGAGCAAAGGGCGAGGGCTGGGGCTTGACACCTTTTTCGTTGTGGAGCGCAATCGCATTGTGGTGCAAGAAAAATGGCACTATGCCTCACGGTAACAACAACTACGGCAAAGACGTAAACTACACCCACGAAAGAGGTGTTGGAACATATTTCGACGGTGACGGAAAAATTTGCAGAACTGCAACAGGCAGCGGCCCGGCAACGTGGTATCACGACCATAC